GTGGTAAATCACTTATTATATACATGTTGTGTAGGTGGTTTGAGGGAGAAATGTCTTTACCTAACTGTAAGACCGTTATAATCGTTCCTACGACATCTCTAGTGGAACAGATGAGTAAAGACTTTGAGGAGTATGGATACAAAGAAAAAATTTGTAAGATATACCATGGACAAGAAGTGTTTGATGCACCTATTACCATTACCACATGGCAGAGTTTCGCTAAAGCACCTAAAGAAACATTACAGTCATTCGATGTAGTCATCGGAGACGAAGCACACTTATTCAAAGCACAAACACTTAAGAGTATACTAGAGAAGATGTCTTCCACTGGTTTCCGTATAGGTACTACAGGTACACTTGATGGAACTGAAGTTCATAGACTACAACTTGAAGGATTATTTGGGCCTGTCAAAAAAGTTATATCAACTGCAAAACTAATTGAAGACGGAACGATTGCAAATCTTTCTATCGATTGTGTCATACTTCGTCATACTAAACAGAAAAAAATGTCGTATCAAGATGAGATGGATTACTTAGTATCTCATGAAAAACGTAATGAATTCATCTGTAATCTAGTGTACAGTTTAAAAGGCAATACACTTGTACTTTTTCAATATGTCGAAAAACATGGAGTTCTTCTACACGATAAAATGTCATGTCGATTGGGTGAACAATTACACTATGTCTATGGTGGAACCGATACCAAGGATAGGGAGAACGTAAGGGAAATCGTTGAGAAAGCAAATGACAACGTCATACTGGCGTCATACGGTACCTTTTCAACTGGTGTTAACATTAAGAAGATTGATAATGTAGTCTTTGCATCTCCTTCCAAATCACGAATAAGAAACCTACAGTCTATTGGTAGGGGTTTACGTAAGACTGAAGGGAAGGATAAAATGAGATTATTTGATATTGCCGATGATCTACAATGTGAGAACTTTACGTTGAGTCACCTCAAAGAAAGAATAAATATATACAATGAGGAACAATTTCCATATGAGATTCAACAGTTCGAACTGAAAGATGACTAGCCCAAGAGATTTAAGTCTAATCCCAACAAAGTATGAAATACTTCGTCTTGATACAGGTCAAGAAGTGATAGGTATGACTCGACAAAATGGTAACATTGTTGAAGTAACTCTACCTATGATTTGTCATTTATCAGTAACAATGAGAGGTAAAACTCTTGCAACATTCTATCCATACTCACCTCTAACCTCAGATACAGTTGTAAAAATTCCTGAAGAAATGATTCTTCATAGAAACAAAGTTAATCCTCAAGTTGTGCCGTTGTATGACAATGCATCCACCAGTTGGTTAACTATGTTAGAAAACAAAAGTATACCACTTGCAAATAAGTTATCAAAAGATGATAACGTAGATGTACGAAACAATGTAGACGAACTTTTAAGACAACTCTATGAAGATAAACATATGGCAACAGAAGAGGAGTTTTTAGAAATGATGGAACAGGAATTTCTCAATAGTGAAAAAGACTCTGAAGACCCATATAAGAAATTTAAAAGATTGACTCCACCAAAAGACAAGAAAAAAATTCACTAAACTATTTTGTTAGAACTGAAAGTTTTATAAATATCCACGTGTATAACTTGGTGTTATACCATATTATTAATGGAGTTTATAAAAGAAAGTGACCGAGTTAGTCAAAAAATTAAAAAAAGTAGATGGTCAAACAATTGTGGAGGGAATGGAAATAGGTATTCTCGTATCTGTATTTTTTATCTGTACAATGGCAATTGCACCTATCGTATAACATGGAAGAAATAGCAATATCAGTTTTATCGATAATCGTTAGTTATTTTTATTTGAAGTATGCGCCTATGAATGATATCAGAGGTGCAATTTATTATGCAGAACACATTGCAAATCAGAAACACAAAAATGAATCAGTTGGAAATACCACTAAATAAACCAAAGGATGCAACTCCTGAAGAGGTTGTAGAATGGAGGGAAACGGATTTCTTTTCAAAAGGTGATTTCGATGTCATGAAACTGTTTGTCGTCATTCCTGCTGTTGTTCAGGTTGTCATGTTTAGTTTCATGTTAGGTGTATTTTATATAAACAATCTCTTTATATAATATATTCCCTGTGGGACATAATCATTTTATCATAGATTTCTGAAAACACAAGGGGTTTTTTAAAAAAACTTCATATAAATACTAGATAATGGTAGAACTCAGCAACGAAGCAATTACTCAAATTTTGTCGTTACAAGAAAAGGATGCATTTAATTACATCAGAGTTGGTGTTACTGGTGGTGGTTGTGCTGGTTTTGAATACATCTTTGATAGCAGTTTAGATGCTAACTTAGATGATACAGTAATTGATTATGGAAAATTCTCTATCCTAATTGATAATCATAGTGTACAATATATAGAAGGGATGACACTAGATTATGTCAAAGAAGGACTGAACTCTTTCTTCAAATTCATAAACCCTAAAGAGGCAGCATCATGTGGATGTGGGGTTTCAGTAAACTTTAATATTTGAAAAAACCCCTTGTAGAATGGGGGGTTATGGTGTATAGTATACGTATGACTACGAAAAAACAATCTGAACACTACGTTAATAACAAAGAGTTCACACAAGCAGTCTCCGATTATAACGAATCCGTTAGACTCGCAGAATCAAAGGGGAAAACCCCACCAAAGATGACAGAGTACATAGGGGAGTGCATTTATAAGATTGCTACTCGTTTATCTACACGTCCAAACTTTATCAACTATACGTACAGAGACGAAATGATTTGTGATGCAATCGAAAATTGCATTCAGTATATTCGTAATTTCAATGCAGAAAAATCTAACAATGCATTCGCATATATCACACAGATTTGTTACTATGCATTCCTAAGGCGTATTCAAAAGGAAAAGAAACAAGTTTTCATCAAACAACAAGCTATCGATGCAACAAACATTACTATGGATGCATACGATACAATTGATGGTGTTCACAACCCTGAATTCACTAATACAAACATTGAGTGGATGCAAGAGAACATGAACAGGGTTGCATACGAACCAAGAAAATCAAAGAGAACGAAAACAACAACTACAACCAAAAAATCATCATTAGATAAATTTACTGAATGAAAATAGCACTATTGAACGATACCCACTGTGGTGTTCGTGGTGACATGATTGAAATGTCCAAATACCAAGGACGCTTCTATAACGAAGTGTTCTTTCCATACTTAGATAAACATGATATTAAACACATCATCCATCTAGGGGATTACTTTGACCGAAGAAAGTACATCAACTTTGCTTCGATGAAAGCAAACATCAAACATTTTATTGAACCTATGAATGAACGTGGTATCACCATGGACTTAATCATTGGTAATCACGACACTTATTATAAGAACACTAACGAAGTAAATGCACCTGAGTTATTACTCTACAATCAACCTAATGTCAATGTGATTTCCGAATGTGAAGTCAAAGAGTACGATGGGTTCAACATTGCATTGGTTCCTTGGATTAACTCTGAGAACTATGCTGATTCAGTAGAGTTTTTACAATCTGCAAATGCAAGTTGGTGTATGGGTCACTTTGAATTTGAAGGTGCATTGATGATGCCAGGCATGACATGTCAACACGGACTTGACCATTCATACGTCAAACGATTTGACAAAGTATTGAGTGGACACTTCCATCAGAAGTCAGAGTTTGCAAACATCAGATACCTTGGTTCACAAATGCAGTTCACATGGTCAGATTATGGTGATGGAAAACACTTCCACATCTTTGATACTGAGAAGGTTGAATTACTTCCAGTACATAATCCAATCACCATGTTTGAGAAAGCATTCTATGATGATACTAAAGAAACCTTTGAGACAATTAGTAATGCTGATTATAGTAAGTATGATGGAAAGTTCACAAAGATTGTAGTAGTTAATAAAGAAAATCCATATTGGTTTGATACCTTCTTAGATAAGATTCATGGAGTCAATCCATTACATGTATCAGTAGTCGATGACAACAAGCACATGGACTTTATGGATGACGAAGATATGGGGGATGTTGAAGATACTTTAACAATCCTAACAAACTATATCGAAGGTCTTGACATTCAAGGGAAGAAAAAACCCCTTACAGAATTGATGACCTCATTATATAATGAAGCACTTGACCAACATAACTATCTATGATTATATTTAAGAAAGTAAGATATAAAAATTTATTATCATCAGGTAACAAGTTTACCGAAATTCAATTAGATTCCCACCAAACAACTTTGATTTTGGGAGAGAATGGTGCAGGTAAGTCTACCTTATTAGATGCACTGTGCTTTGGACTCTATGGTAAAGGGTTCAGAAATCTTAAGAAAGACCTTCTTATAAACTCTATCAATGGACGTGACCTTATAGTTGAGGTTGAGTTTGATATTGGTAGGAAATCATATAAAGTAATTCGTGGTGCAAAACCAAATAAGTTTGAGTTGTACGTCAATGACACACTCATTAATCAAGATGCAACCATGAAGGACTATCAAGAACACTTAGAGAAGAACGTACTCAAAATGAGTTACCGTTCCTTTACTCAAGTTGCAATTTTAGGTTCTGCAAACTTTACACCTTTTATGCAGTTAAAGGCAGTAGAAAGACGTAAACTCGTAGAAGACCTATTGGATATCTCTATCTTTACAACTATGTCTGACATATTAAAGACGAAGATTTCCGAACATAAGATTGACGTGAATGAAAATAATCATGAAATTGAAATACTAGAAGAACGTATCAACGGATTGAATGGACAACTTAATGCACTTCGTGAAAATCGTGAAAAGAAAATAAAACAATATGAATCCACCGTTGATGAAACTCAAACAAACATCGACAAACTTTTAGGAGAGGTGGATGAAAAGACGGAAAATGTGGTGGAGAAAAAATCCACCATCAAGGATAAAGACCCTCAGGGCGATAGACTCAAAAAAGCAACAGAACTGGAGAGACAGTTGCAAGATGCTAGAAGGAAAGCAATTAAGGATGTCGAATTCTATGAGGAAAATGATGACTGTCCAACATGTAAACAGGGATTAGATGATGAACATAAAAAGAAACACATTGCAGAAAGACAAGCTAAAGCAGATGAAATCAGGACTGCTTTGGTTGAAATTGAGAAGACAATCAACGAGTCCAATGGAAGACTTGAAGAAATCTCCAAGGTACAATCCGAAATCGATGATATTCAGAGAGGAATTGGTCTTCTTCAAGCAGAAGTGGTTTCAAATCAAAAATTCATTAAAAAGATTCAGGGAGAGATTACTAAGTTAGAACAGGAACAGACTAGTAATAATAATGTTCAAGAACTCATTGACAGTGAAGAGGATACATTAGACATTCTCCATACAAAAAAAGGAACACTTGTTGAACAGAAACATTATCATGACATTGCTGTGACACTACTACGAGACCAAGGTGTCAGACAAAAGATTATCAAACAGTATGTTCCAGTCATGAATAAATTAATCAACAAGTATCTTGCACAACTTGAATTCTATGTTGGGTTTGAACTTAACGAATCTTTTGAAGAAACAATCAAGTCACGATTCAGAGACGTATTCAAATACGATAACTTCTCACAAGGTGAAAAGATGAGAATCGATTTATCATTATTATTTACTTGGAGAAGTGTAGCACGTATGAAGAACTCAGTGAATACCAATCTACTCATACTAGACGAAGTGTTTGACAGTTCATTAGACACTAATGGTACAGATGACTTCCTAAAATTATTAAATACCTTGACAGAAAAGACAAATGCATTTATCATATCTCATAAAGGAGACGTGCTTTACGACAAGTTTGAAAATGTTATTCGATTTGAGAAACATAAAAACTTCAGTCGCATTGCAGAATAGATAAATAGTATTATGAAAAGTTTTTCAGAGTTCACAGGATTAGACACTACAACGAACACTAAGAGAGTTATCTCTGAGTTAACTGTGAGTCCTGATTATCAACGAAAGGGTGTATTTAATCCCTATTATGTTTTAGATACTAAGATGGAACCCATCACTAATATAGTAGGTGATGGTGAAATCAAATTCAAGTGTACCAACACCCCAGCAGGAGAAGAGTTACTTACATTAGGTAATGGTAAATTCTTTTTCCAAATCGAGAAGGATGGGGTAGACCAACCCTATTATATAAGAACAACTAAGTCTGCAGTTAAAGACCACCTCGGTGGGGGTACACGTAAAAACTCTACCGCTTCATCTAACGTAAATGAATTCTTATCTCTTTACTTTGTTGCACATCCTGAAGAAGGAAACATGGACAGTGTAGACTGGGAGAAAGAGGTTGGTGGACGTACAGGTAAGACTGGAGTTTTTGATGGTGAAGGAAATGCAGTTACATACGAAGACCTAGTTGCATTATTAGATGCAGACGAAACTGCACAACGTGATATCAAGATTGGTATGGCAAACGGAGTTGCAGTAAGGAATGACCTCAAAGGCAGAAAGATTAAAAAACTCTACTGGACACCACGAGGTAAACCTGCAGGAATCAGTGGTAGGAATCCATCAGACGTGATAGTAGAACTAGACGATGGTTTTATAGGATACTCTAATAAAATTTCTTCAGGTAAAGATGCAACGCCAAAGATGAATTCATCTATTACTGCACAATATAAAAAACTTGGAGACTCAAAACAACTTAAAACAGTAATGGGATTTATTGATAAATCTCTTAAACATGCATTTGATTCTATCAACAATTCTGAACTCAAAAAGACAATTACACCACTATTAAAAAAAGTTGCAAAGGACGATTACACAGAAGGTGGTTCGAAATCTTCTTTCCCTAAAATTGCAAGAGAGTTTAACAAACATGCACTGAATTTTTATCAAGATGGGTTTTATTATCCTTTTAGAAATAAACTTATTAACTTTTTCAAAAATCATCTTGGAAAGAGAGACGGAAAAAACTTACAGTACATGTTAAACACTATGGGGTACTACACTTACCCTGATGCTGACTCAACACCATGTCCATACAAGATGTTAATTGGTGCAGAGTCCAAGTCTGTTGTTAAAGACATTGCAGATAACATAGAATTAAAATCTATCGTATTAGAAAAAACCCCTAGTAATTATACAGGAATTAAAGTAGAATATAAGGAAGGTCAACAATCGTTTAAGGTACATTTCAAATATAAACCATTAAACAAGAATTGCACTTTACCGATTACGTTGAGAACAAGAGCATCAGGAGGTTGGCAAGGCAAATCACTTTATATGTCATCCTCAGGTTTAATAGTAAAATAATATGTATCAATTAATAGACGAAGCATCAAAGGTGTTAAGAACACCTCCACTACCTTTTGATTTTGAAAACCCACCACACGACCCTAAAGAACTTGAGAAGTTACTTGCAGAAGCAATGGAAAAGTTTGGTGGTATCGGTCTTTCTGCAAACCAAGTAGGAGTAGATGCAAGAGTTTTTGTAATGAGAACAGCAGATTCAGGTATTGTTGCATTCTTCAATCCTGAACTCACCAAGGTCTCACAAGAAACAGATTTAATGAAAGAGGGGTGTTTATCATTCCCTGACCTTTATTTAATGATTAAAAGGTCTAAAGTAGTAGAACTAAAATATCAAGACAGTGATGGTGAAGAACATATCATTACACTAGATGGATTAGGTGCAAGATGTGTCCAACATGAAATCGACCACTTAAACGGAATAGTATTCTTACAACGTGCATCTAGATTGAAACTTGAACGTGCTCTCAAGTCTAGACCAAAAGAGAGACAACGGAGAATTAACTATGAACGAAATCAAGCCATTGCAAGAGCAATCAAAGATTTACAGTCCAAAAAAGATTCCGAATCTACTGGAGAAACCAGTAGCGAAGGACTTGATACTGTGGATGAAAGAACACACACACTTGAGAACAGTGGGTGATGGTTCAGATTATACTGCAGTAAATAAAGTACACATTCACAAACAAAGTGTCAGAGACTGTCTCAATGCAATTGAGTATAATCTAGTTGGTGAGATTCGTAAAATCTGTGATGCAGTTGTATTCCCTGAAATGACCATTCTCACTGAATGGGCGATTGGTTCTCTACAAGAACCTCATGTTGACCTTTACAGTAATCATGATGTTAAAGTAGGAGACGATGCTCCAAGTTTTTCTAGAGGGTGGACATGTATCATCAATCTAAATGATGACTTCAGGGATGGACGTACATACTTCCCACCATCTGAACACAATCCTAAATTAATAGAAGTTCAACCTGAAGTTGGAGCTGGTCTTCTGTTTCAAGGTATTCACCATTTACATGGGGTTGAAAAAATTAGAGGTTGTCCACGATACACTATTGCAATATGGTTTACCACAGACTTAGGTAAAATCATGTACGATTCCCCCATCAAAGACCTCAACATAGACCACGTACAGGCTAGACTTACGTAGGCCTTGACAATGCCCCCAACTTTTTGATACACTAGTATCATCAATTGGAGGTAAATATGTCAATTAAGTACCTGAAAGAAATCACCAAGTGGGATGGGGATATCCCCAACCACACTTATATGGTGGATGAAAAAGGTAACCTTGTTGGTTACATCAAAACTGGAACTAAGGAGGAGATTATCTTTAAATCTCCAATGAAACAGTTCTCCAAATCTCATAGAAAATTCATAGACTTACGTAGGGGTTGACAAAGCCCCTCACTTTTTGATACCATATACACATGACTGAGAAATTAAGAACCCAAAAAGACACTCTTGCGAAACTGATGGCTACTGAAGACATCACTGTTGTTCATAAGAGAATTCCAACTGCATACTTTGATGTTAAGAACAGGATTCTTGCCTGTCCTATTTTCAAAGAAGATATCTCACCTGAACTCTATGACTTGTTCATGGGTCATGAGGTGGGTCATGCATTAAACACACCTTACGAAGGACTACACTCCACTCTTAAAGAGAACAGAACTCTTAAGGGTTACCTTAACGTTATCGAAGACGTGAGGATTGAGTCTGCAATTAAAAACAAATACCAAGGACTAAGAAAGTCTTTCTTCAAAGCATACAATGAGTTGATGGAAAAAGACTTCTTTGGTATCAGTAAAAGAAACTTACAAGAACTTTCATTGATTGACAAAATCAACTTGATTACTAAAGTTGGTTCAAGGGTCAACATCAAACTGACTGATGAAGAAGAATCATTCCTTGACATGGCATATGCATGTAAGACTTGGGATGATGTTGTGGTTTGTGCTCAATCAATCTACGACTGGTCTAAAGAGAATGAGACTAGGGATGAGAATGATGAATCTATCGTTCCTTCTTCTTATCAGTATGAAGAGTCAGACTTTGAAGATGAAGACTTCGATGACTTTGGTGGTGATGAAGGTGAGTACGAAGACGAAGATGGTGACCACGGTGACGAAAGTGGGTCTGAAGAGTCTGAAGACACTCTTCCTGATTTAGAAACAGTAGAGGGTGATAAACCTGCTGATGCAATCTCTTCAGAAGAATCTGAAGAAGAGGATGATGACACTAAAGACACTGGTACTAAAGTTGCTGGTAGAAACGGTGGTGGTTCTTACGATGATGAAAACGGTGCAAGGGAGTCAATTACTGAACACAATGCACACAACAACGAAGACCAATATCTTTCTGATGCAAACATTATCAAAACTCAGTTCACTCCTCCTATCAAAGAATTGACCACTGACGAAATGCTAGTGTCATGGTCTCAGGTTAAAAAAGACTGGACTGAATATCTTTCAACGAAAGATACACCTAAAGCAGAATTGATGGGTGAACACACTGCAAAGAAACTAGAACAAAAGTCTAGGAAGATTGTCTCTCACATGGCAAAAGAATTTGACATGAGACAGACTGCACAAAGAAGTAAACATGCATTCACTGGTAAGACTGGTAAGTTGGATATGAATAGACTTGCCAAGTATCAGATTGTTGATGATGTTTTCAAAAGAGCAGTCTACCTTCCTGAAGGTAAGAACCATGGTCTAAACGTAATGTTAGACTGGTCAGGTTCTATTGCTAATGAAGTGAAGGACTTGTTAGAACAGTCTCTAATTCTTGCAGAGTTTTGTAGAAAAGTTCAAATCCCTTACAGGGTTTACCTGTTCTCAGACTCTTATGGAAGAGACGGTTGGGACAGTAGGGATGCTAGACTGATTGAGTTGTTGTCTAATGAACAATCAAACAGAGACCACAAACTTGCATGTAAGTACATCGGATGTATCTACAATGAGTATTTCCTAAGAGAGTTTTCATTTAGAAATTATGAGAAAGCAGAAAAAGCATACAACGAATGGTTCTCACCTATTGATGAACACTTTGGTGGTTACCTTTACATGCCTTCTTCCGCTCCAAATGGTTATGGTTTAGGTGGTACACCACTTGACCAAACACTAGGATACATGAGAGTGTTGCTTCCTGCTTTCAACAAGAAGTATGGTATTGAGAAATCAATCCTCACTGTCATCACTGATGGATACTCTCACACTGGTAACTTGTATGATAAATCAGTTTCTGAACATGACGACTGGGACAAACAATGGAAGTCGATTGAAGAAGATAATGAGTATGTCTATAGAAGTGGTGTGACTCAGTCAAGAGAATTGATTGACCCTTTCACTAAAAAGGTTTACACTTTCGCCATTGAAAAGGGTTGGGATAGAAATGAGTTCAAAAGAACTCAGAACATTCTCAACTGGATTGCTGACACTACAGGTGTCATAGTCACTGGTTACTTTGTTGTTGGAAAGAAACACGAAGCAATGAATGTCCTTCATGATGCAACTGGAAAACATCATGACGAAGATTGGGCAGAAATCAGAAAGACTGGTAAGGTTTACTCAGTCCACGGATATAACAAATTGTTCATCACTTCATCGAATGCATTAAGAGTCGATGGAACTGATGAACTTGACGAAGAACTTGTCGATGCAAAGAAGGTTAGAATCTTGGCTGCATTCAAGAAAAATCAGAAATCTAAAACTACTTCTAGATTTCTAACTAATGAATTTATTAAGGAGATAGCATAATGGAACCATTGAAAATTGATGAACAATTCTATTGGGGTACTATGAACACTAGTCCAATGTCTAAACTTGCTGATGCAATTATGGAGATTGGGCCTTCACCCTGCATGAAGTTTGAATGTGAGAGGAAAGACTTATGTGCCACAGAAGGTGTTGAGTGTAAGGCATTCAGATTTTGGGTGAACAACGGTGCAATGGAAACTTGGTCTAAGAAGGAAGGCAAAATGGTTTCCATTGAAAAGGATGTGACTAGAATTTTAAGGATTATAGAATAATGGGGTTGACAAAGCCCCTCACTTTTTTATATAATATAAACTGATGATGAATAAGGAGACTACATGAATAAAAGATCATATGACAGGTCAGAGTCAATTTCGATTGACGGCAAACCCTTCCACTTTACCCCTGACAGGAAGGAATTTTTGGACTCACTTCAGAAGAAGTATCCAAATCAAACCTCTTTTACTAAAGAGGATTTCGAGAATCTAGGACATTTCCCCTACTGGGTGAAACATACTAGGTATAACTTTAAACAAGGTTCGGTGTTTAATCTCCAACCTATTTTGGGTGGTGGTTCCACTGCTAAGGTTGTTGAAATGAAAACTCCAACTCCTGCACCTCAGGTGACAGTCATGCCGACACAACAAGTGTCAAACATGCCAGTTGCTGCTGCAACTGAGTCTGTCAATTCTGACAACTTCAAAATCATTCCTGAGAAAATGTCGAACTATGTTCCCTTTGGACACTTCAAAGATGTTGAGAACATCATCAAGTCCAAAATCTTCTTTCCAGTATTTGTGACTGGTCTTTCAGGTAATGGTAAAACATTGATGATTGAACAAGTGTGTGCAAAACTGAAGAGAGAACTCTTCAGAGTTAACATCACCATCGAAACCGATGAAGATGATTTGATGGGTGGACATACTTTAGTCAATGGTAACATTGTCTTCAGAGAAGGCCCTGTCATCAAGGCAATGAGGAAAGGTGCTGTCCTTCTTCTTGACGAAGTTGACTTGGGTTCTAACAAGATGATGTGTCTGCAATCAGTTCTTGAAGGTAAAGGATACCTTATCAAGAAAACTGGTGAGTGGGTGACACCTGCAGAAGGTTTCACAGTTCTTGCAACTGCAAACACTAAAGGACAGGGTTCAGAAGATGGAAAGTTCATTGGAACTCAAATCATGAACGAGGCAATGTTAGAAAGATTTGCAATCACTATGCAACAGGAATATCCTCCAGTGACTACTGAGAGAAAAATCCTTGCAAAGGAAATGGAATTGACTGGTTCGGTTGACCAAGAATTCGTTGAGAAACTTGTCGACTGGGCAGACGTTATCAGAAAGACTTTCTACGAAGGTGCAATCGATGATGTCATCACTACTAGAAGGTTAGTTCACATCGTGAATGCCTACAGAATGTTTGGTGACAAACTCAAGTCCATTCAAATGTGTATCTCTAGGTTCGATGAAGAAACTAGGAATGCAGTTCTTGACCTCTACACTAAGATTGATGCAGGGGTCAGTTTGACTGATGAAGATAATTCTGAAAACCCCATTGACGAATCAGGTACTGAAGAGGTATAATGGTGTCAATGTTTGGTAAAAAGATTAACTACAAGTACAACGAGGGTGAACTCCTAAAGGAGTTTGCCCAGTACATCGACAAAACGTATGACCAACATTACAGTTTGAACAAATACCAATCCACTGAATTTATTATTGACAGTGGACATGGTGAAGGTTTTTGTATCGGAAATATTTTAAAGTATGCACAACGATACGGAAAAAAAGATGGGAAGAATAGGGCAGACATCCTTAAAGTGTTGCACTATGCTTTGTTTATGTTATATGTGCATGATAAGGAGACTAAATCAAAATGATGAAAATAAGTGATAATACGAGGAGCATCCTCAAAAACTTTGCTACCATTAACAGTGGTATTAAAGTTGGAACTGGAAACCAACTGAAGACTATTTCAAATATGAAAAATATTCTTGCAGTTGCAACTGTGAATGAATCCTTTCCTAAGGATTTTTCAATCTACAATCTACCTGAGTTCTTAGGTGCAACTTCCTTATTGGATGACCCTGAGTTTAACTTTGGTGATGCAAGTCTGACGATTGCAGACACGAATACAACCATGTCTTACTTCTATGCAAGTGAGGGAATGGTAAACTCACCTGAGAAAATGGTGACAATGCCTGATGCAGAAATCAAAATTGATTTATCATCTACACTTCTTTCTGAGTTGCAGAAAGCATCAAGTGTATTGGGTGTGAATGACTTGGTACTTGAATCAGATGGTACTAAGATTACACTTACTGTAAAGGATAAAAAGAATGCTACCTCTAATACATTCTCAAGAACTGTAGGAGAGAACACTACAGGTGTTAAGTATTCAATGAACTTCAAGATTGAGAACTTGAAAGTTCTAGATGGGAACTACGAAGTATTTGTTTCTTCGAAGGGTATTTCAAACTTCAAGAACAAAGATGTAGACTTAGAGTATTTTATTGCACTGGAACCTGATTCAAAATACAATGTTTGACCTATATATTGATGTGAGGATTGTGCCAGTCTCTGCAAATCTCACGGGAGCTTTCCAATCTCATCATCCTTCAAGGGTGGAAGGCACTGTGAACTCGGTGGGGGGTTCACACCTATGAAAGAAGAATTTCTTTATGTAGAAAAGTATCGTCCTCAAACCATTGAGGATACGATACTTCCTGCAAGACTTAAAAAAACTTTCCAAGAATTTGTAAAAAACGGTGAGATTCCAAATCTCATGTTATGTGGTTCTGCAGGTATCGGTAAGACCACAGTTGCAAAAGCACTCTGTAATGAAATGGGTGCAGACTTCATTGTCATCAATGGTTCGGATGAAGGAAGATTAATTGATACACTCAGAACCAAAATCAAAAACTTTGCATCTACAGTGTCACTTAGTGGTGGTGCAAAGGTTGTTATACTTGATGAGGCAGATTACATTTCTGCAGAGTCAGTTCAACCTGCATTGAGAAACTTCATCGAAGAGTTCTCTTCTAACTGTAGATTCATTTTCACCTGTAACTATAAGAACAGGATTATTCCACCACTACATTCAAGAACAACTGTTATAGATTTTTCACTAACACCAACTGACAAGCAGAAACTTGCTGGTATCTTTCATAAGAGACTATGTGATATCTGTGATGCAGAGAACATCAAGTACGACACTAAAGTGTTGGTTGAACTTATTGTTAAGTTCTTCCCTGACTTCAGACGTTGTCTGAACGAAGTACAACGATATGGTGTCGGTGGTGAAATCGATAGTGGTCTTCTCTCTACACTTAATGAAGAGAAACTCACACCATTGATTGATATGCTACAAGACAAGAACTGGGGTGGAATGAGAAAGTGGGTTGGTCAGAACTCTGACAACGACTTCAACACTCTGTATAGAAAACTATTCAATACACTTGAGGTGAGGTTAGAACCAACTTCGATTCCTGCTGCAGTCTTGTTAATCGCAGACTATCAATACAAGTCTGCATTTGCAATGGATAGTGAGATTAACTTTGTTGCATGTCTCACTGAAATAATGTCGGAGTGTAAATTCAAATGAAAATTAATAGACTAAGAGTTTTAACCATGATGTTTTGTTGGTTCGTCATTGGATTTTGGGTTGGTGCAACATTATAATGGGTAAGATTAGACAATGGATAGCAAGATGGTTTGATTACCATTTAGAGAGAAGTCTACAAAGACAAGCAGACAAACTGTTCATGAAACATCAAGCCAAAACTACAGACGGAGATAATACTTGAGAGAAAAGGAGTACAATCAATTGCTTCCTTTTGACCCAAATAAAAAGGTATTAGACCAATTTGGTTGGAACCCTGTATCAGTTATAAAACCAACTAAGTCATCTAAAAAGATGTGGAGTCGTGCCTATCTAGACAATGTCGAATATAGAAGAGGGGAAGACATTGAGTATCTTGCAGGATTAAAGTTTAGTGAATTTCATGCTGGTATGGCAGAAAACATTATTCACTATTGGTCAATGAAAGGTGCAAAAGTTGT